TGAAGAGAAATTGTATCTGTATTGCTGTGGATCAATCCTAATTTTTTAAGATTCTCCACTGAAAGTAGGTAGTTCATAGTTTATCTTTTTACAACTAATTGCTGAATCCATTCATGTCTACACCATGGTGTAGTGACTTTGGTATCTGGATTGGTATACCATCCACCTCGATATCTCCACACATCTCTATCCACTCGGCCAGAGATAGTGTTAATCTCATCCTTTGTGTAGAGTCTATTAAGACCGATTAATCTCTCGCAGAATTGTCTTGAGCCACTCTTTGCTGGTGGAACATCAAGCCTCTTTCTGTATCCATATCTCACCTCAAATCTTTCAATCGGAATATCAACCTCTCTGACCAATGACTTTCCCAAATCAGTGACCTCTCCTTTTGTGATGACCTCCCATCTCATGAGCTTAGCCATTGACTTGGCAATATCCTCAATGTTTGTGTTGAGAGCCTTGGCAATTCCATTTGAATCCTCACCATCTCCAATCAACTTAAGTACATTCTTGTCAAAGTCATTAAGCTCTGCTGAGATTTCTCCAATGGTTGCAAATAGTTGATCTTGCTTTGAGAATACATCAGCGGATGGTGTGTCCCAAGCTATTGGAAAGGTGGCAATCACATCATAATCATGAGCTGGATCACCATATTGAGCAAAGTGACCAATCTCATCATCTTGATGTTCAAACTTGCATGAGCTCAATTGCTGTGGAGCTGAGTTCATTCCCACAATTCTCCTGGCTTGTGCCTCATCAATGGTTGGAAATGATGCCAGAACAATGCTCAATGCACTCTCACTTGTCAATACTCCCTCTTTTATCTTAGCAACTACATCAATAAGTGATGCAATCTGAGCTCCATTTAATGCACTCTTAGCAACATCAATTGGAGCTTCCGCTGTTGGTTGGTCAATTGCTGTTGGCTGTGCTGCCACAGGAGCAACTTCAGCTGTTCCAATTGGTTTTACATCTCTGAGCTTAACAGTTCCAACATCACCAGACAACTCAATCATGTAATTAAGCATCCATTCGATTCTCCTTTGTCTTGTATCAACATAAGTCTTTTTAAATATCTCAAAGAGCTCAGCTGATTCAGCCGCATTGAATGATCCCTCTGGAGCAACTCCAAATAAAGATGGAGATACAACTGCATGAGCCACAAGGATGTTCTGTTGAACGCTTGACTCAAGTGATTCATATCTCTTATCCAGGTCATTTCCAGTCAGACTCTCAACTCTTGGAGCTTGATCCGCTGATGGTGCAAATGTGATGATGATATCACCTGAATTCTCAATGTTGGATGCTGGTCCCTTAATTTGATTCTTGAATGACTCAGCCTCCTCTTGAGTTTCTGGAAATCCATCCATGAAAGTGATCATAGTTCCAGACTTGAATCCATTCTGTAATTCATACATGTGAAATTTTGAGATGTCAACATCAGTCTGAATTGCTGTGATTCCTCCATTGTATGGTGGCTTTGGATAGGTGCCTTGTTCTTTGCGACCTTTCTTAGCTGGATCCTTATAATAGATTACAAATGATCCCATTTTATTATTCTCATCAAGAGCTGGAATAGTTCTGAGATTTGTTTTCTCAGCTGATTGCTGTTGAACAGTCCAGTCATCTGATAGATAGTACATTCTTTCATCTGCTGAGATACGAATCATATCAATGGCAAGATACTCCCATCTGACAACTCTTGTCCCTTCCTTATTCCAAGTCCCTTTTACAGCGAATGCTCCAAATAATTCATAATCAAAAGCCAATTGCTCAACAATCTCATCCATTGTGAAATCAGAGAATGGATTATCAAGGAATCTTTGCAAGTTACCAGTGACAACTTCAATCCCTCCACCAGCAATGTAGTGAGTTTTATTCTTGATTATTCCTTGATGCCAAGCCGATCCATTGAAAAGATCCACTAAAAAATAAGGATAGTCATTCTTTTTACCCCACTTGATAAAGCCAAGCATTCTATCTTGCTCCTCAACTGGAAGGACAAAGTCCTTTCTGAATGACATTGATTCAAATTTATTCATATATATTGAATGTTATATTTGTTGAGAATTCTGTGGAAGGTGAATCAATCTCATAGACATGAGCTCTGCCTTCCTCAACCAAGCCATCTGACAAGTCAGGGTCAAGATTGGTTGTTGATGTTTGCTGATATATTCTGTATGTGTAGTATCCATCATAATCAAAAGTAACATCCACCCCATCCACAAGCAAGAATTCATCATATCTTGATGTCCCAGTGCTGATATTAGTCAGGATGCAATAGTATTTTAAGAATGATTGTTCATGCTCAAATTCAAATAGATAGTAAACTGGACTAACTGTTGTCAGTTCCGTTACTGTTACTATCAGATTTGAAGAGGTCGCTTTCTGTATTCTCAGCATTTTTAATTAGTTTAGGTTTTCTTTTTTCAAAGATATGCAGAAATCCAAGAGATACATAATACTCCTCTTGACCTCTCTTGATGTCAACCCATTTACTCAATAGATTTGACCATTGTTTTGATCCAATAAACTTTGCTTTTATTTCCATGGTTTCAAATATACAAAAAAAGGAGGGACTCAGCCCTCCCTTTCTTATAAGAGTTTATCAATTCTTAAATTGATGGAGATTGCTGTGCCAACAATGATGTGTAAACAGATGCAAGAACATCTGGAACTGGATCATTCTCTAATCCACCCATGATGATATCATGACCTAATCTGTCAGACTTCAATACTCCAGATCCATAAGCTGAAGCTTCAGCAATCTGAAGACCTTCACCGAATCCAAGAGCAACAACAGTCCCATCAGCTTTCTCAACAAGAGCAACAACTTCATTCTGTCCAAGCAAGTGAATCTCTGATCTCAATTCCTTTGTATCTGATGCTAAAATCATTGTCAAAGTTTGCTCATACCAAAGAGTCCCATTTCCTTTATTCACTCGGATTGGTGCAGTGTAGCTTGATAAGTTAGATTTCAACTTATATAAAAACACTTCACCAGTAACAGTCAAAGCTGTGATCTCATTGTCAGCAATTGTGGATGCAGATACATTCCCTAATGGAAATATCATTACTGATTTGATCCCACCTTTTCCATTGGTACAAGTTCTATCATTGTATCCAAGAGTCATATTACAAGACATAAGATATATTTTTTTTAATGTTTATAAAATGGGAGGAGTTACCCCCTCCCTTATTAATTTTTAGTTAGGTGAACCAGTTCCGTTCCACACTCCTATTTGATTCAAGAAAGGTACCTGAACACCAGCTCTGAACTTAGAGCGTAGGTAGATCACATCATCATCTTGAGAATACCACAAGTCAAAGTTTTCAAAGTCTGAGCTTAAGTCAGTACCGAAAACAAATTGAGATGCACGTCCAGTGTAGATGTTATCAAGACCATTCAATCCGTTAACTTTAACGATTCTCATGTTTGTTCCTGGAAGGATCAACTCATTCAAGTCACCAATGTTTGCTGGATTGTAGTGGAATAAGTTATCATCAACCAAGTTCTTAGTCAAGAAATTAAAGTTTTCACGACCAGTGAAACAAATGAAATCATTAGCCTCAGCAACATTTGCTGGAGTATTAACAAAACACTCATAAAAAACATCAAATGCATTAGATGCAGAGATTGATGCTGTTGATGATGTATTCAAGTTAACGCAACCATTCGCTGTTGTTAAGAACTGGCGGAATCCATTCATCTTAGATAAGTTACCTGAACCAGTAGCTTTGTTACCTTTCCAGAGTAATTTGTCTAATTCAAATGAATGTAATTGCAATAAGTAGCTGATGATTTGAGCTTCAAATGGAAGAGTCTTATCTTCAGCAGATGCTCCTGGGCGTAGACCTAACTGAGTCCAGAATCCATCAAGATCTTTCTGACAGAATGATTTCATGTAACCAAGAGTCTCAACAGCGATAGCTCTATCAGTGAATACAGTATCTCCATCTGGAGTCATTGTACAGTCACCATCTTGGTAAACAATTGAATCATCCATTAATTTCAATTCTTGAGATCCTTTGATCCCTTGTTGAATTGATACATATTGTAATGTGCGAGCTTCAGTAACTGACTTAACAATTAAGTCCTCTCTTTGCTCATCAACATAAGCTGCAAGACCAGATACATCCCAGTCAAATTTTGTGCGTAGATATTTTTTTAACGACATTTTATTATACTTTAGAATTTTTTAAGAATAGTTGTCTGGCTGTCAAGTTGCCAACTTTGCTGAATTTCTCAGCTTCTTTGGTTTCTACTGATGGCTGAGCTTTGAAAGTTTCGAATTCACTTTTCAGAGAG